AATACTTCATTCGTCTTTACATCTATAGCCATGTCATCACCATTCATCATAATATAAAATAAGTTGTAGGTTTATAGCGAGAGCCTACATCGCTTATTCTTAACTGACTACTTTGTCAGCCATTGGTGCATCTGCTGGGACGTCTGCTGGTGCATCTGGCATGCTACCCTCAGGTGCTTCACCTTGCGGTGCGTTTTGCTGTAGGAACATCTCTAGCTTATTGCGTAGCATACCTACACCTGCTAGTTCACGGCCTTCGATGCCACCACGACGACTCACGATGTCGATCAATTGTACCACAGTTGCAATATCTTGCAATGAAATTTGTACAGGTTCTTGTTGTTGCTCTTGTTCACTCATATTATCTATCCTTTATTATAAGTTGATTTGGTATCGATTGCCACATAATATGTAGCATCTGGGCTTTTAAACTCAGAAATGCCTTTTGCGCATAGAGTTACGCTATAGTCTTGAGGCAATAGCTTAAGGTTTTCTGTCTTGATGATAACCTTAAAGGTATCATTGGTTTCACCAATTTCAATACCATAATCATCAGCCCCTGTATCGGTACTGCTGATTGCCTTGAGGTAAATCTTACCTTCCTCTCCGACAAATGCCACTTCTTGGAATTGAAGTACACCCGCCGCTTTGATTACCGATTGAAGGTCATTCCATGTAACATTCACTTCAACATCTTTAGTCGGCAATTCAATCTCCTTGGTAGGAGCCGCATGAATCATAGAGATGTCTGCGAATACATATTTAGTACGCTGTTTGCCTTGAGTAATCACGAAGTATTTATCATGGAATTCTACATCAGGATCATTATAAAGACCCAAGATAGATAGAAATCGTGATAAATCGTAGATACACGCTTGGGACGGAATGCTATCAGCAATAGTCGCCTTTGCGATCAAGGTTTTTTCTGGCGTAATAGTCTTAAGCGTATTCCCTTGCTCCATCAAGATAGACTTGTTGATAGTGGAAAAACTCTTAAGTATCGTCAGAGTTCGTTCAGAAAATTTCATTATATAGTCTCCAAGTTTTGTTTATTTAACAAGATTAACACACATCATTAATCTTGTCAATCTTTTTTATAAGATTTCTTACTAGCTGACTTATCAGCCGTAGCTGATACACCTAGTGAACCAATAGCCGCCATGTTGCCCTTAAAGATGTAAGAGCCGATATGATTGATCTGCATCCATGGACACATCCATACTTGCATACCAATTTCACGCGACTTTTGGCAGAAGAAATAGTCTTCGCTCAGATAGCGTTTTGTTTTAGGATCGATAATACAGTCAAAGAATGCTGTGATCTCACGTGTGCCATCGAAGTTGTCAGTTCTAATATGATCTGGCTTATAAGACAAGTATGGATATGCTTCTTTGTATTTCTCTAGTGTATCACGTGGAATACACATAAATCCTGTCCCTGCCTCACCAACTTCCAAAGGCTCAGCAAGATTAAAACTGGCAAGTTTGTTAATTGGATTAAAAACATAATCCGCTGTATACTGATCTAGTGCAAATGGTGTATCATCTGCTTTGCCAATTTCAACTGCTTTCTTTACCTTCTCCCATGCAATAGTTTTCTTGGGATAAGGACCTGTCACAATGTTGAACTTAGGATCAGATACTTGAATTGCAATCAAACCTAGTACGTCACGAGGGTCAAATGCGATATCGGAATCAATAAAGACAAGATGTGTACAGTCAGAGCGTAAGAACTCATCAACAACGTAGTTTCTTGCTCTTTGGATTAGACTCTCATTGAACAAGTAGTAGAAGCGAACGTCGATACCATTAGCACCTGCCATCAAAGCTAGGTCAGTGCATGCCTTTGTGTACGAACCACTACAGTTGCCGCCATACATTGGTGTTCCAATAAAGATTTTGTGTTTTCGAAGTTCTTCGATGGATATTTGTAGTTTCATATTTCCGTTTGCTCCAAATCATGTTCTGCCCTAGTAATTGATTGCAACCGTAGAATATCAGCCGCCACATCATGCTTACTGTCATGAGCGTTAAAATTGTATTCCCACTTCGCTACATCCTTAACAGGCACAAACCCATTAGGATCGATATCGAAGTTGAATTTTGCATCGATGAATGTACGAGTGTCACGTACAGCATAATGCTTTAAGTATTGACTAAGCAAACGTTGCTTGCCTGCGTCCTCTGCAATACGATCCAAAATTATGGGATCGAATGTGTTGCCTCTTGACCACCAACATTCGATCTTGTCACTCTTTCGTAAGTAATCTACTAGCGTTTCGATAAATCGATCTGCTTTCATGTTATCAGGCGATGGCTTCAAGTTCTTCCTCAGCGCTGCTGGTTGATCCAACCACCACTGCAAGTCACTAGCACTATATACACATCCATGGTTCTCAACTTGATCTTTAATATCAAATGTATTTTGTTCCATGCCAAGAACCAATTCTTTAAATGTGTATGGGTTCTCGGTGAACCTTCCCCATTCGAATGTGGTATAGGAAACATCAATAGCAGGGATTTTACGAGAGTTAGTACCAATAGTTTCAAAATCAAATATAAAATGCGTTGCCATTAACATATCTCCTTGTGGTTATTATCATTAATTATACCACATGATTAAGATTTTTGCAAGCTGATTCGTTCTTGAATGATAGAAATCTCATCTTTTAATTTCAGTTTGTCAACTTTAAATTTTTTGATGTACTTATCAGGTGCTTTTTCAGCTTCTAATGCTTCAATCACAGAGTGAAGGTTCTTGTGTCGATCCTTCAATAACTCCAGTCGATGAGTGTAATCTTCTTCTTTCATATTGACCCCCTATACAAAGAAATTATCTAGTGTGTTTATCTTAACTGCCGACCAACCAATCGCCTCTAGGATAGACTCTAGTGGGCTTAGGAAGACCTTTTCGAATTGCTTCTCATAGTCTATATAGTTCGCCAACTCAAACTCTGGTGGCAAACGTTGTCCTGGGAACGAGATAATATTCTCTCGAATTGGGTTTGGTGTCTTGAGATAGACAAACTTAATCTTGTCCCCACCTGCAATAGGCTCATACGTTTTGCTCAAACCTCTTTTCTTCACTTCGTGATTGTATAGAATACAGCCCCGAACGTGCATTGGACAACCTTTGCGATAGAGTGACGTAGAATCCATATACTTGCCGATTTCTTGTGTGCCACTATTACGACCAATATCTTCTGGTGGTAACTCAAAGAACTTTTTACGGAATTCTTCGATAAACTCTTGTACAGTCTCTTCGTTACCATTCATGATAACTGAGAAAGACTCTTTAAGCTTATCACGACACACCTCAGGTGTTGACGAACGTACAGACTCAAGACCAGTCACGGAAACCTTTGGCTTATCGTAATGTACACCCTCAGAGTTCAAGGTGTTCATGATATAACGCTTCTTAGCAATAAAGATGGACTTGTCTGTAATCTTCTCACGCTTCATGAACATCGCTTGGCGATACGCACCCATTTCCTTGGCAAGCTTTTCATAACCAGCATCAATAACAGGTTCGATCTTCATCTGGCAGACCTTATCAAGAAAATCTTCGCCCTTCTTACGATCAACATCCACCGTACCAAATGCGTTCTCAACAATTGGAGCCATGTCAACATAGATAGAGTCAGTATCAATATACACAATGTAATCCTTATCGGTTTTAAGGATACGGTTTAGGTAATCATTCACTGACTTCTGTGCGTATCGAATAGACAACTGACCAGATGTCGTAATTGCTTCAGCCATGTCGTTAATATAGTATAGGAAGTACACGTTAGCAGTCGCACCATAAAGGCTGTTCATAGCAATTTTAATAGCCATCTGAGAGTTGTGTAGCTGTGTAGCTTCACGCTTAAGACGTGTCTTCTCAGCCCCATCAGTCGCATCTTCTAGTTGTTGTTCTACCTTAAGCATGTTCTGCTTGATGACTTTACGGTTGTTGTAGTATTCATCAATGATGCTAGGAATAACACCTTTAAACTTGTTACTAAAACAAGCGCCATTAGCACCAACAGACATAGTTGGATCATCATTTTGGAAACGTCCTTCCAAAACCATATCCTGTGACACTTGCTTGCGCTCATCTTCTAGGTACGTCTCTGGTGACATATTGTATTGCAACATGAGGTGTGGATACAGAGAGTTAAGGTCAAACGACACGATCCATGGATGCATGCCAACCTTTGGGTCTTTCACAAAGCCACCAACAAGTTCACCAGCACGTTGACCTGGTTCACCCTTAACTGGTGGAACCTTGCCATCTTTCATAAGGCGTCGATATAGAGTTGTCTCCCAAATACCCACAGTACCAAATGCATCTTGATAGTTCACACCGCCGCCATAAGCAACAGTCATGACAAGAGACAACAATCCTGTTTCGTCTTCAAAACGTTGGATCAGTTCTGTATCTTTAAGGTTATAGTCGAGATATAGCTGCGGGTTTTGTTCGTACAATGCGTTTAGGTTGCCATACTCAGAATAGTCGAGTTTCTTCTCACCAAGAACAGTATATGCGATATGATCAAGCTTATAGCTTTCTTGTGTGCCATACTTGTATCCAAACTTCTTGAACGCATCCATATAGTCAACAACAGTCATCCCACCGATCTGATACGTACCTTGCATCTTACCGAACATCTCACGCTCTTTATGACGGACATTGCGCCATGGGCTTAAGTCCTTCACCCATTCTTCACCGAATAAATGTTTCATGCGAGTAATAATGTACTGCACGTCAAAGTATTCTACGTTCCATCCAGTGATGATATCGGGATAACGGTTAACCCATAGCTCCTTGAAACGCTTCAATAGAGCCTCTTCACTGTCGAACTTCATAAAGTGAATGTTATCGGGGTGTAGATCAAGCAAAGTCTTGTTCTTGTCATAGTCCTTAAGACCAAGCAAGTGGTAATCAGAAGACTTGGATGACTTGTAAGCAATAGATGTAATTGCTTTGTCAGCCGTATTAACATCAGGATAGCCATCAGCAATGTCAACCTCAATATCAAAAGATACGATGTTGATCAGGCTTGAATCAAACTTAATTTCATTAGGATACTTCTCTTGGATAAACTGGGACACATAGTTTGTGTTACCAGCAATCTCAAGACCATGAACATCTTTATAGCGCTCTACAAAGTCTTTGGCTTCTTTCATACTATCAAGTTGATGTGGCACGAGTGGCTTGTCAGTCGTAAGACTTCTAAACTTTGATTCAGTAACGTCTTTCTTGCCATTCGTGAAAAGTGTTGGTTGGAATTTAACCTTGCGAGAGAACTGTTTGCCGTTCTCATAACCACGCCACAGAATGTTATTACCGAAGCGCTCTACCGATGTATAAAAGTTAGTCATGACAATCCTTAATTTGTGTTCCTACTATGATAACACAGTTATTCGTCTTCGTCAACTACTTCTTCAACTTCTACACCGTTACTGATGTATGTTTCGATGTAGTCTGACTGATACCCAACCTCTTCTAAAAATTCAAGCCTGTCAAAGAAGTCATCTGATTGAGCTTCCCAGTCTTCTTCAAGTTTCTCTTTTTCTTCTTCTGTCCACCCAGAATGGAATACAAAGTAACTATGACCAGAAGTTGTTGTCTGGATATCACACTCTTCGAAGTCACTATGGCAAAGTTCTACTGCATCATCGACGATTTCTTGTAGCATGTTTGCTTCTTCTTCGTTTTTGACTGTGACGTATAGTTCACCAGACTTCCATTCAGTTTGAATGTTCACACCCTTTAGGCCATCATTCAGTGGGGTAAACACTTCCACATCCACATAGTCCCAACGATTTTTGTTTATCAATGAATAGGTTTTTCCAACTTCAATTTTCATTTCTTGTACTCCATCTCAGTAATTACATCAATCCCTTCTTTATCATTAGCGATACCAAGTGCCAGTGCTTGAATATCATCAATTAGGTTTTGACAAGCCTTTTTATCATATTCTTTGTAAGAAATCTCAGCAAATTCATTACGGACACGGTGTAACAGAATAGCCTTGTCGTGCATTGCATTTATTCTTCTGATTAAGTCTTCGATTGAATGTTGCATTACGTTCTCCTCATTAAACAATTTCGCTAAAGTTTTTAACCTTCTGAAAGGTAATGTTAGAATCAAACTTATCGCCAAACTGCAAGCCCCTGTGGCTGATTACGAATATGTTATCATCTGCGTTCAAGTTGTGTAGTTGGTCGATCAAGTTCTCAATACCTACTGCGTCTAAAGCGCCATCTAGCGTTTCGTCCAACAATAGCAAGTTTGTTGACACGCTGTTGCGTAGTTTGGCAACAGAACGCCATGCCAACATGATTGACAATGTAATGCGTAACTTCTCACCCTCAGAGAATGACGCATATGAAAAAGCATCACGGAACCTTGACTTGATAACCTCATTGAAGTTCTCATCTAATTGGAAGTCAACAAACAAGTCAAAAGCACCTAGATATGTATTAATCAATTTGTTCATCACTGGGATGTACTGTTTGATGATACGTGTTTTGATGCCACCGTCCTTTAGGATGGCTTGCACTACAGAAAGAGTTTCTTTGTCTTTATGTAGGACTTCTTGATCAGACTTTGTGGTACGGAGTGTTTCGTTTAGGCTATTCAACTTTGTTGTATCGATAGCTTCGACGTCTTTCTCTGCCCTGTCTAATTCGTTTTTATAAGACATTAGAGCGCTTTTAGCCATCTTGATGGTGGCTCTGTGATCACCGATCTTTAAGTTTCCATCACGAATTTGATCTTCAAGTACAGATATAGCTTCAAGACGATCCGTATAGACCTTATTCTTAATTGCTAATTGCTTCAACCCTTCTTCCAACTCAACAATCTTTTTGTCTTTATCTACGATGATACTGGTTTTGAATTCATGCTCAATGCCTTGCTTACACGTAGGACAATCATCGTGATCGTGGTAGAATGACAATTCTTTCTTATGGTTCGCCATAGTAATTTCTATATTGCGACGAAGTTCATCTGCCTTGTAGTTCTTAGCTTTCATGTCAGCTTTGTCAGAAATATCATCTACAATCACTTGTATTATATCTTGAGTAGCTTCGATTTTAGTCTGTGCCTCACTAATACTGTCAAGGTGACCTTTCATCTTCTCTTTGATCTTATCAACTTCTTCTGTTTTGATAGCACGAATAGATGCGTTGTGTTCCTTCGCTGACTGTAGCTGTGTTTCAACTAAGTCTATCTTGTAAGTGTTCTCGTTAATCTCAGTCTTGTTATCCGACACACGAGTTTTCAGTAGAGTGTTCATAGTGGAGAAAACTTGAATATCTAATAGGTCTTCAATAATCTCACGACGTGCCTGTGCTGTAAGTTCCATAAATGGGACATAGGTGGCAGAGCCAAGCACAACGATTTGGTTAAATGACTTGTAGTTAAGATTAAGAATAGTTTGCTCAAGATATGCTTGATAGTCTTTACTAGCCGCTTCTTGGTCAACAAGTTCACCGTTCTTCCAAATCTCGAATACGTTAGGTTTAATCCCACGGACGATCTTGTAATAGTTTTGTGCAATCTTAAAGACCACCTCAACCATAGTCTCACGACCATTAATACTGTTTACCAGTTGTGCTTTGTTAATCTTACGAAATGCCTTGCCGTAAAGAGCAAACACAATAGCATCCAACAGCGTAGACTTACCACTGCCGTTAGTACCACTGATAAGAGTGGTTCTACTTTTGTCTAGTTGTATCTCTGTCCAAGCATTGCCAGATGACAATAGATTTTTGTATCTCACGCTCTGGAATTGAATTTTCATAGACTTAATGCCTCATTATATAGTTCATCAACGATCTGTTTAATCGCTTGTTTGTTAGCCGATGTGTCAAGAGTTTCGATATATCCATGTAAGATATCCTTAGTATCAGCACTCTCATCAAGAATTTCCTCAACACCACTGTCTTCTAGGTTCAACGAATCTTCGATAGACTTAACATCTGATGCACCACTATCGGATAGTTTGTCAAGGAATAAATCATACACATACGGATTAGTTCTATTCTTGACGATGACTTTAATGAAAGCATTGTTGATGTTAGAGATATCAAGAGCCTCAACATCCTCAACTGTCATGTCAGCATCATCGTATTCTATCTTGTGGTATATAGGTGTGGGGTTAAGTACCCATTCTAAATCGCGTGTCTCAGTATCAAGAACTCTAAAACCACGCTTCCCACCATGATCACTCCACGTCATCTCATAGGGCGCACCAAGGTAATTGATGTTACCATACTCAGAAGGATGGTGGAAGTGACCAGAGTAAACAGACTCAAAGTGTGAAAATGTTTCTTTGTTTAAACCATGAGAACACAAGGTTCCCTTCAACATCTCAAAACCTACGATATCAAAGTGACCCATGCAAATGTTTGCAGTAGATGTTTTCAAAATATCTAATGACTGTTGGCTATTGGTCTTCGTCAACCATGGAACCATAATTATATCAGTAGAGCCGAAGGTAAGTTCCTTTGGTGTATCCTGATATACATGAAAGTTGTCATACTCATTCAACAACAAGTCCATTGAGTTGATCTCATTGGTGTTCGAATAGTAGACAGAGTGGTTGCCAACAATAGCATGATATTCAATATTACGATTCTGCATCTGATCAAAGAACATCTTCTTTGCTCTGGATAGAGTAACGTAATTAACATATTTACGACGATCAAAGGTATCACCAAGATCAAGAACAATTTTGATATCATGTTCATCAATATAAGGAAAGAATACCTCAGAGAAAAACTTTTCTTGATGATCCAAGAATACCTTAGTGTCTCCACGTACACCAAGGTGCATATCAGTGATAATTGCTATCTTCATGAAGATTAATCCTTTTTCTTGACGTCTTCTTTTTTCTTAGCTTTATCACGTTCAATCTTGTCTTCAAAGTCTTGAACAAATGTATTCATATAATCAGCATTGGTATATAGGTTCAGAACTTCTTCCCCACCCTCATATGTGCCACCTGTTGAAATCATTTGCTGACTTGACTTAAACCTAATATACATCTGCTTCTTCTCTTTGGCAATACGACGGAGAAACGCATACCAAATGATCTGTGTAAAGTACGCAAATGGATTAGATGATTTCTCAGAGTTGAAGTTACCAATATACAATAGACAATTCTCAATCCCATCAGAGATCATATCATCTTTATACGTGTAGCCACTGAAGTTTGGTTTGGTTGATAGTCGTGTTGCAATCTGGAAGATACAAGTTCCAATGTAATCTGGGACACGAGGCTTCAAGTCTTCACCCGCCTCTTCAGCTTCTTTACAATCGGCTTGATACTTGATCAAGGCTTCCAATAAATCTCTGTTGTTTACATAATTCTTTTTAGCTCGACGTGCCATAAATGCCTCCTCATAATTTTATTAATTATACCACAGATATCTTAATTTGTCAACTATGCATTTTTTACTTGACAAGCTTTTCAAGTCGTGTATAATAGGCGTATGCCTTATAAGAACAATAATGATTCTTTAATGCTATTAAGGATAATTAAGATTATATTTCTACAGTAAAGATTTTAGTCTTAAACTGTTGCTCTCCATACATGTCGATCCTTTTACGAAAATGATCAAGAGTATAGTTGTTATAAGAACCAGAAGATAGATCATCACTAACATCATAAAGAACAGCTTTATCTGAACCATTACCTTTTCTTAGTGAACGACCAACAGACTGGAATACTTTAATCTCAGATTTACCACCAAAAGCAAAGATAACATTATCCAATCTCTTAAGGTTAACACCAGTAGAATAAGTGCCAAAGGAAGCAAGGATATTATGTTTCTTCTCAGGATCATTCTCAACAAGATGTCTAATCCTTTCACGTTCTTCACCTTTAACCCCACCATGAATAAAATGCAGTTCTCTCCCCTCTTTTTGAAAGAGGGGTTCTAAAACCTTACCATGTTTCTCAACCAAATCAAATAAGACTAAGTTGTTTTGACCTTCTAAAGACCACAATAGATTTCTTAGGAATATGTTTCTTCTTTCACAATTAACCAAGAACTCTCGCTCAGCACTAAACTTTCTACTGGCGTCAAGTTTATTGATAGCTTTCTTGAAGCCCTTTCTTATCTCTTGACTATGTGAAAGAACAATCGCTTTAACTTCGAAGTCAGCAACAGTACCATCATCAATAAGGTTCTTGGTTGTTACATGCTGTCTAACAGAACCAAAACACCCTTCAAGAACAAGTCGGTGTGTCTTACTCTCTTCTGTTTTCAATGTACCAGTAAACCCATGTCTATAATAACAATCAGGCAACATACCCATAATCGTCTGAAGTGACTTAGCTTGGAATTGATGTGCTTCGTCACCAAGAACTACTTTAAATTGAGCAAACCATTCTTTAGGTAACTTAACCAATGACTGCCATGTAGATACAACAACAGGCTTATCTGTATTTTTCTCAGCACCACCTTTAATCTTGTGGATTGCCTCAGGATCACAGCCATAATCAATGAAGTCACCTTCCATCTGGTGGACAAGTGAGATTGTAGGGACAATGATAAGTGTTCTGTGGTTAAACTTTTTATAATAATGCTGCTGGATTAGATAAATGATCAGAGACTTACCAGATGATGTTGGCGACAAAGATAACGATCTACTATCACGCAAAGCATCTACAATGTATTGGTTTTGGTAATCTCTAGGAATAAACTTACAGTTCACTTCCTTAGCTAACTGGATACCATAATCATCAGGGATATCATCTTCGCCATGGATCAAATGGTCAGGAGCATCGATGTCATAACCACGGTCTTCACAGAAAATAATCAACTTCTTCATCAGACCAACCATCAAGGTAGGACGCATTGGGGAGTAGAGTCTGATAAAACCGTCCCAGATTTTATTCTTGTAAGAAGGTGTGAACATGTAATTTGCAGGTCTAAACGAAAAGAATTCTTGTATCTCTTGTCGTATGCCTGGATCGGCAGTTACTTTTAGATTGATAGCATCCAGTTGTTCTACAGTAATTACGTCTGCCATGATAACCTCACATTGTTCATAGTATATGCTACTATTTATACAATGTGGCTAAGGCTTAATATTCGCCTGCTTGGAACTTCATAACATCAATCATGCTCTTGATGATG